AGGGAGAGGGAAATAGTTAGCAAAATATATTTATATATTATATATTCAGTAGATAATGAATTATACCCAGTTAATTCATTAAATCTTTCTACTAGAAGGGAGTCAATACTGATGGATAGTATTATTATAGTACCATTTAATTTAGTACTAATAATATTCGTTCTTATCTTTATAGATATAATAGGGAGTATTTTTACTATGTATAAATTACAATATACTAAGTATGAAAAATTATTCTTATTATTTATATCTATAAAGTGTATACTGTATTTATTTATGATGAAAATAATATAGTATCAGTATTGAAGTATTGATCTCACACATCCCCTTCTAATAAAGAATTCTCCTAGTTTGAGAGTTCTTTTTTTTTTTGTAAAATACTGGACAAAAACTGATTAGTATTAACTTTATTAAGAAAGGAGAAGGATATATGGCTACTGTAGATAATACCGAATTATCTAGAAAGCAATCTGAGAGCAAAAGGCTTAATTCTGATTTTGAAAAAGGAATAAGCCTAAATAAAACTCATCTTGCTAAAGCGAAAGCTAACGCCAAGAAATTCACTACTGGGAAAGACCAGGGTATTTTCTCTGAAAATAATACTAAATCAGCTTATAAATCCATATTAGGAAGTACTAATAAATCTTGGGATCAGAATACAAAAGATTCTAAGATAGAAAATAAGGGATTTAGTCAAGGTGCATTATCTTCCAATAGAACGCTTACTGACGATGATTTATCAGAAAGTGAAGCTGCTGGAAGTACAGTAGTATCTACTGCTTCTACACAAAAAGGGTTAATGAAAGCTCAGATGAGAGGAATTATAGATACTCTTACTAAAATACATCAAAGAGCAGAAATGATTAACTCTAAATTTGCGAAAGCTAGCTTACAAGCTAGTCAGGGTCTTTTAAAGGAAGCTGAAAAGGCTAATAACTTTAGAATGACTGTACAGGCAGGATACTATAAGTCATCTATAGAATATAAGAAGCAAATACTAAGTGAATTACAGCAAATTAATAGAAATTTAGCACTTGGATTTAATATACAGGACGGTAAGAAAGATACTACTAAAGAAGTAGAATCTTTTGCTAGAGTTATGCTAGGAGAAGACTTTAAAAAGGGTCTTAAAGGTGGGTTTATAAAAGCCTTTAAAGCAGGTACAGCTGGTGGAATATTTGATGTATCTAACTTAGACCTAGTGAAGTCTTTAGTTACTGGTGTAGTAGATAAGATGAAAAATGAAGGAGTATTTAAGACTATAGCTACCGAAGGTATGAGAACTGGAGGAAAGTTCTTATTTGGTGAAAAGAATATGCAAAAGCTTGATACTGCTATGAGTGATCCTGGTACTATACTAGAGGCATTAGCATCTCGTGGTCAATATAGTAAGAATGCTATAATAAAAGCTTTAGGAAAAGGATTTGGAAAAGATAAAGCATCGCTTGCTTCTTTTGATATAGGGCAATTCTATGAAAAGAATACTAAGAATTTTAAAGATAGAAGTTCTTTTGATAAAGCTGCACACCAAGCACTTACTAAAGTAATACCTTACCAATTAAGTAAATTAGTAGCTGCCGCTACTGGGAAAAAGGCAATGTTTTGGAATGCGGCTTCTGGGAAGTTTGAAACTCAAGAAGATTCCGTTAAAAAACTAAAAACTAATTTTTCTTCAGATAAATTCGATAAATCCTTTAAAGAAGCAGGAGACCGTTTTATGCGTGTCATAGATACTTATGATACATCTGGTGATGGTCAGACTATAGCTTCTGAAATAATGGATATATTAAAGAATGATAAAGAAAAGCAGAGAAAGTTCTTTGAAGGAATAGCTTTATTCTTTAAAGAGATAGCTTCTTCTGGAGAAGAAAATATATTAGAATTTATTACTTTTAATACTATAAATGTACAATTAATAGAAGACGTAGTAGGAAAAGGTAAATTAGAACCTGCTTTAATGGCAATGATAGCTAATGTACTAGATAGACTTAAAAAGACAGAGAATAGGGAAATCGGTGGAGAATTAGAAGAAATGATTTCCATAGCAGAAGATTTCCAAAAGGAATGGAGAGCTGACCAAGAAAAATTAAAAGACCATATTCTAGGGTCATCTGCTATTATAGGAGTATATGGTGAAGACCATATGGAAGATGCTTCTGAATCTGCTAAAAGACTCAAAAAGATAGCAGATAAGAAAGCAGATAAAAATGCTAAGAAAGTACAAAAAGCTTTAGAGACTTGGAATGCTACTTCTATTATGGATATTAAGTACTCATCTTCTGATATACTATCTCGTGATAGACAAAGATTGCAAGAAAAGAAGATAGAATTTACTGATGCTGAAATGTCTTCTATAGCAGAACTTGCTATGGTTAATCAAGATCCATTACTTGCTCAAGTAGCAGGAAGCACGATATGGAGATTAGAATCTAGACTTGCTGAATTAGAAGCAAATGGAGAGACTGAATCCATTACTTATAAGACTATACAAAAAGCTTTAGAAAAAGCTAAGTCTTTAGAAGGATATCAAAAGTTAATGGATAAAAAAGGCGGATGGGATGAAAATGATGTCCAAAGGCTTATAAAGAATAATTACAAAGGAAGTAATATATTCGGGGGAGCTAAATTAAACTCACTAGACCCTAAAGATATTAAAGACTTTGCTACTACATTCTTTAACTCCGATGCAGGAGACAAAGTAGGAAAGGTCGCTTCTTTTGGAGCATCTGCTGGAATATTTACTCTACTTGCTAAAAAAGGAGGAGCATCAGGATTATCTGCTCCACTATTAGGAGCTATGGCAGCAGGAGCTTTAAAGATATCTGGTAAATTAGATGGAGTAGTAAGAACTATTTCTACTCATGCAGGAGACGAAAAAGTAGATGACGGTACAGACCGTACTAAAAGAGAAGTCATAATGCAAAATTTAATGAGGGATATGCTACCAGCTGGATTTGCTACAGTTACTGGAGTAAAAGTAAGTAGCTACATTAAAAATAATATGAGATTTGGTAATATTCTAGGACCTATAATGGGATTTGCTATAGGTTCTGGAATATACGGATTATCTAAAATGGGATTCGTTAAAAAGCTCATAGGAGGCTTATTTACGCCTTTAAAATGGTTAGCCAAGGGAATAGATAAGGTAGCCTTTAAAGGAGCTATAGGAAAGACTCTAGCCCCTGTAGGAGAGTTTATAAGAAATAAACTTGGAATGAATCAACCAAGACATAAGACTTCAGACCTTATTAAAAATGCTAATGAAAATGCTCGTAAGCAAAGAGATAAAGCTCCTAAATCTTCTACAGCAAGTAGTGATCAACCTACTTATGGATATCAATCTTCATTAGCTAATGGAAGAGATGACCATGATTTAATTAATGCTATTAACCAAATGGAATGGGCAGAAGTATCACAGTATAATGAAAATGATGCTACGTGGTCTAATTCAGTTAGACGTGCTATTAAATTAAGAAAAGCAGAACTTCGTAAAGCAGGAAAAGACCAAGTATCAGGAGGAGCTTCTTCAGGCACACTAACTATATCAAGAGGTCGTGGAGGAAGTGGAGGATTATTAGGTAACTTTAAATTTTCTTCTGCTACTACACAAGTAGGAGATTGTGCTCCTAAAGTACTTGCTAAGATACATCAATTATTCTGGAATACTAATACTCCTATATCTACATTTGAAGAATTAGCTTCTAAATATGTAGCTAAAAATGGAAAAGAACTCACTATAAGATTCTTTTACGAAGCTTTAGGAAATACTAATACTAAGATAAGTAAATTTAAAAAGAATTTTGTAGATTTATCTGAAATGGAAAAAGCTATTAGAAATGATATGGCTTTAATAGCTCAAATATCCCTTAAAGAAGAAGGTCACTTTGTATTATTCTATAGAAAAGGAAAAGATATAATTAAATACGATCCTTTAAAAGGGAATCAAGAAATAAAATCTTCTGTATCTGAAATCCTTTTCTGTAATGAAGTAATTATAGTACAAAAGCTATCTTCTAAAGGAAAGATTGATACAGAAACTATTAAAGATGCTTCTACGTCTATAGATTCTGATAGCTCTACTACTAGAAGTATTAATACAGAAGTACCTACTTTTAAAAGAGATAAGAAAAGCTTATTTAAGAGTACTCAAAAGACTGGTAAAGATACTGGTAATGTGATAGATGTAAATATCATAGGAGGTCATTTAGATACTGTAGGAGTAATAGGAGCTATTGATGCAGAGACTTATAAATCTCGTATAAAAGAATCTCTTAAAAATCCTATTAGTAAATCTAAATTAGCTACTAAATTACAGAATTGGAATAAAGAGTTCTTTAAAAGAGATAATAAAGCTCGTGACATAGGTAAAGAGCAAGATTTACAGGAAGAAAGAGAAGCACAAAATACAGAGGCTTTACAAAAGTTAGCAAACGAAGATAAGAAACCTGATAAAGAAAAAGATAAAAAAGGTGGCTTATTAGGTATGCTAGGAAAGATAGCTCCTTGGTTATTAGGAGGTATGGCTACTCTATTATTATCTACTCATAAAGTAAAAGATATGCTTAAATTTGCTTGGCGTGGTCTACAATCTATAATGAAGAAACTTAATTTAGGTGGACTTCTTAAGAAGATGTGGGGGGGAGCTAAAAAGCTATTTGGTTTCGGTGGAAATGCTGCAGAAAAAACTGCTGCAGAAACTGCTAGTAAGTTTGGTGCAGAGGCTGCTGAAGAAGGAGCTGAAGCAGTATTAAAAGGAGGAACCAAAGCAGGAGAAGAACTTCTAGAAGAAGGAGTAGAAACTGCCGCTAAAAATTCTGGTAAATTAGCTAAGACTCTAGGAAAGATTGGAGAAGCTTTAACTAAATTAGGAGAAAAACTAGCACAACTTCCTGTAATTGGAGGACTTTGTAAAAAGATTTCTGGAAGTAAAGTAGTCCAATGGTTTATGGAGAAACTTCCTAAAGTTGCTAATAAAGTAGCTTCTGAAGGTGCAGAAGAAGCAGTAGAATCTGGAGGTAAAAAACTAGGTAAAAAATTACTAGGAGGAATTAAAGGAACTCTTTCTGGCTTCATAGGAGTAGGTACTGTAATCAATATGGGATTTGCTTTATGGGATATAGTATCTGCTATAAAAGATATACCTAAAACTTTTAAGATGGAAGATAAACCTAAAGTGACTTGGAAGCATAAGTTATCTGCTGGATTAGTAGCAGGACTTCTATCTCTTGTAGAAGCTATGGTGCCAGGTGCAGGATGGGTTTTAATTCCTGTAAGAATATTAGCTGAAGGATTCTTGATAAGAGCTTTTTATAATCACTTCTTTGGTAAAGATGAAGAAGATACTGATGAAGATGGTGTAGCAGATGCTAAAGGAGAAGAAGCACAAGAACTTGACGAAGATGGAAATCCAGTTAATAGTTCTTCGACAAGTAATGGTACTTCTACTGCTACTAAAGATGTATCTGAAGAAGAAAAAGCTAAAAAGCAGAAAATGCTAGAAGGATTAATGGATAAAGGTGGAATCTTTGGAGGACAATTTGGTTCTTGGGCTACAGGAGATTATAAAAACCTAAGTAACTTTTCAGACCAAATGAATAATCATTTATCTAAAGGACAGCAAGGAACTCCTACACCAGGAGGACAAGGTTCTGGAGATTTATCTAGCACTGGTAATAATAATTACGGGGGAATAAGATTTTATTCTCAAGCTTCTTTCTTAGGTAATCACTCTATGGGAGGAAGTAATGTAAAAGATTCTGGATGTGCTCTTGCTGTAGCTAAAATGATTTTATCCTTCTTAGGACGTAATGTAGATGATATGGCTTTATATAAGTCAGTAAATCAGTATAGATTAAAAGATAATTCTGTAAGTATGGGATTCTTTTCTACATTCTTAGGAGGACAACTTACTTCTCAATTAAGAGACTTAATAGGTGCAATGAATTATAAAGGAGCTGCAGCTTCTGTATTAGTAAGAAAAGGTAGAGGATACCACTTCGTAGCTTTACTTAATTATAATGGTAAAATATTATACGGAGACCCAGAAGCTGGTAATTTCGAAGATATTACAAATAATATGGGATTACTTGGAGGATTTATCCAAGCTGCTGTATTTAATTCTCCTTATATAATGACTAATATGACTAATATAGCTAGAGTCGGAGGAAAAGGTTTCTTTTCAGCTATAGGAAATGGAATCAAGACTATAGGAAGTAAAATATGGGGAGGAATTAAATCTGTAGGTGCTAGTATAGGAAAAGCTATAGGATTTGGTAACCAAGCTGTAGGAGGAGTTAATTTATCTTCAGGTGCAGAAGGAGCTAATAATCAAGGTACAGAAACTCGTACTGGAGGATTTAATACTTATGAAGGATCTGCATATGAATTCACTCCAGGATACGTATTACCTGGTGCACAAGTAGCAGGTGATCAAGGAGCAGGAGGTACATTCGTTAATGGTCCCTGGTTAGAAAAGATTACAGCTCTTATATATAAGCACGAAACTGGAAAAAACTGGGGAGATATGTCAGGTCTTTACAATATAAGTGTAGATACAGGCGGATCTCTTTCTTACGGAATATTCGGATTTAATACTAGATCAGGAAGTCTTCAATCCTTTGCTAAAGCATATGGTCAGAAATGGGGACTTACTGCTACGGATTATGGTAGCAGGAACGGTCAATTTGCTGCTCAATTTAGAGCTGCTGCTCAAAAAGACCCTAATGGATTTAAAACTGACCAAATGACGCATTATTTTAATACTCAATTAGGAGATAGATTTAAAAATGGATTTAAAAATTATCTTGTATCTAAAGGAGTACCTGCTAATATAGCAGGAGACCTAGGTGTGCAGACTATAATAGCTGATATGTATCCTCCTAAGCAAGGCTTAGTAGAATCAAAAGGTTATTTATCTGCAATATCTAAAGCTACTTCTGCTAAAGAAGCAATAGAAATATTACATCAAAAAGACGTAAATGGTATAAGAGACGAATTTAGTAGAGCATTAAGAGACGGGTCTGCTAAATATAGTGGACTTCTTGATAGATCTAATAGTAGATATCAGACTGCATTAGGATATATAGGACAAGCAGGAGGATTTAGTAGTCTTACTCCACTAGATAGAAGTTATGTAGTATCTACAAACTGGATATCTTCTAAGTCTCCTAACTGGAAAGCAGAAAGAGCTTGTGGACCAGCATCTGCTTATACTCTACATAAGATATTTATAGGTAAAGATAATCCAGTAAGAACTGAGTCTTTCTTAAAGTTAGCAGACCAATATGCTGAAAAAGGTAGTGGATGGGTAAATGCTAGTTACTTTGAAAGATTTGGTGGAGAAAAAGTAGTAATGTCTGGTAAGGAAATGATAGATAATATTACTAGTAATGCTTATATGGGACGTGCTGTAGTATTTCTAAGAGGTGCTCACTACGTTATTATAGCTAATCGTGGTAATATACTTTATTATATAGATACTCACGGAGAGCGTGGTAATGGAAGTATAGAAACTCTAAATGCTGAACTTAAAAGAGAGCTTTCTACTTCTCAGGAAGCTACTTGCATATTCTTTAAGTCATTCTTACATATAGAAAATGCTATAAATAATAATTCTTATAAAGCTACTAAAGTAGAAGCTAATATATTACAATCAGGAGGAGCTCCTGATAATAATAATAATACTTCTACTAGTAATAATAGCACTCCTAATACAGTTAGTAGTGCAATGAAAAATACTTTTAGTAATTTTAATAATCAAGTAAATAATACTATAGCTAATGCTACTATAGCTGGTCAAAATAGTACAGGAGGTAATATAGAACCAGCTTGGATTTTAATAGGTAAAAAAGAAATAGGAAGTACAGATAGAAATAAATACTTAGCTGTAGTAAATATGAAAGATACTCAGTGGTGTGCTGCTTTTGTAATGTGGTGCTTTAAGCAAGCAGGAATTATCTTCCCTTATTCAGCTTCTTCTCAAGCTCCTGTAAATGATTCTTCTAACTGGGAGAAACTTTCTAGTCCAGTTTACGGATGTGTCGGAGTATGGAAAAATACTAATGAGACAAAACGTAAAGAAGGAGGACATATGGGATTCTACTTAGGAATGAATGGTACAGCTGCATCTATATTATCAGGAAATCCTAAAGTGGATATTAAAGATTATGGTATACCTAAAACTAGACAAGGGAAAGAATTCGTAGGTTGGTATGTACCTAAAGCAGCTAAAGGACAGATGGGTAATTACCAAGCTCTAGGAGACCACGTAGCTCCTAATGGAGATTTAGGAGTTAATGGAGTAGATAGTAGTATAAAAATGAAGAATGGAAGTATAGGTGGATTTATGGATTCTAGTGGTAACTTTATAGACCTTGAAAAAGGTATTAAAGCTTATCAGCAAAATCTATGGAATTATAAGCATCCTAGAGAAGCTTCTATTAACGCTGCACTTGCTAACTCAGTAGGAAATGCAGGAAGTACTGCTGCTATTAGTGGTACTGTAGGAGCACTAGGATTATCACAAGCTAATGATATGGTATCAGGTCTTCCTATAGAAAATGGTAAACCTAATGTGTCAGCAGACTCTCCAGCAGTTAAGGCTGCTAACTATGCTTGGGATCATCCATTTGGAGGAAAATCAGCTTGTGGTGCAGCAGTTGGTACTGCACTTGATAAATTCTTTAAAACTAAGATGAAAACTCCAAGACACGCTTCTACGTGGTTTGGTGCTAAAATACTTACTATAGAAAAAGGTAAAGAAGGTTCTCCTGATGCAGCTAATGCTCAAATGAGTAATGTATCTAATATGCAAGCTAATGGATTTAAAATGATATCGGTAGCTTCTACACCACAAATAGGTGACGTATTATGCTATAATGACCCTGCCAGACCTTGGTGGTATGGACACGTGTGTATGCTATCTTATAAAGGATGGGTATCTTATTATCATCAGAAATCATTCTTCTGCTACTCTTCTTCAGACCCTAGTAAAGCTAAATTTACATTATGGAGATATAATGATGGAGCAGGAGGAGGAGAAGATGACGGTATAGACCCTTCTATAAATACTGGTAATGATAGTATGAATCAAGCTATACTAGCTAAATATAAAAAGATGCAAGGTAATACTACTTTATCTACTACATCTTGGAATAATTCTTCTAATACAGCTACTTATAATCTTCCACATAGTAAAATAGTAGCTAATACTAAAGCTACTGACTTATTAAGAATGCCTCGTAGTGGAGCTACTCCTAATACACCTGATAGTATATTTAAAGGTACAGGAAATGAATTTGATAAGCTTCAATACACTGAATTACAAAGATTAAATGCTAATATAGAAAAATTAGTCGGAAATAGTAATATAGCTAATAAACTTGATAAAGCTCAATTAGAGTCACTTAAGGATATTGCTAAGACTAATGAGACTATTAGTAAGAAAGAAAATCAGATTGGACATTTTGTAAGTGGAAAGACAGAAGATGGTCAAAATAAAGAAGAATTTAAAAGATTAGAAGAGACATATAAATCTTGGACTAAAGATGTAGTCCAATTAACTAATGATGGGAAGAGCTTTGATTAAAAGCTTCTTTCCTCAAATAAGAAAGGAGGAATAATCTTTGATATCTTATAATGGAAGACCTATTATACTATTTGAAAGAGGAGGAAGAAGAGCTCCAGGAGCTAAAGGAGCTACAGCTAGTGGAATACTTACTGACCAGCAAGCTGCTAAAAATGCTGCGGAAGAGAAACTAGCCCGTCTTCAAAAAACGGATCCTAAAGGAAGAGAAACTAAGAATTTAGAAGCTAGGAAAAAAGCGGAAGAAAGTAAAGGGGGTCCTCCTCCTGGAGAGCAGCGTAATGGTCAAGGAGAAGGAAAAAATCCTACTATGGAGGAAATATGGAAAGCCTTAGGATTTGAAGATCCAGAAAAAGCTTACGAAGAATCCCTTGCATTTTCTGATAAAACTCCTTCTACAGTGAATCCTCCTAAAGTAGGTGTAGATTTATCTCAAAAAGCTATAGATGCTAAAATTATGAATGAGAAAAGACTTTATATGAAGAATGATTCTTTAATAGCTTCATTAACTGTATCAGGAAGTCTATATGGTATAGGAGGAATGCCTGCTCATTTCATTCATAATTGTGACCCTCCTGCGAGTGTAAATAAAGGAGGGGTAGGAGCTTTTTACTTAAAGAATTATGTGACTTACGGACAGTTTATTTCTTTTCAGCCTGGATATATTAAATTTGGTATTACAGGAGAGCAAGCTAGTGAAATAGTAAATAACGGAGCTAACGCTTCTGCTACACTATCTAGTATTGGTGCTAAAATAATGTCTGGAGAAGTAACGCAGTTCCAATTACAATTAGATACTTATTGGCTAGATGTAGAAAGAGCCTGTAGAATAGCTACTAATATGATGGGAATTTCTAAGATGCCTTTGACGTTACCAGTTACAGGACACGTAAATAAAGCTAATAGAGGTAGTGATAGAAAAGGAAATCAATCTGGAGGAAATGATTGGCTAAGACACTCTAAAAATAATACATTTAATATGGGAGAATTCAGACGTCGTCATTGGAGAACTTTAGGAGTTGAATTCAGTAGTATGGTAGCTAATAAAAACCAGCAAGGACTAAGTTTCGGTACAGGTAATTCTAAAGACTCTGCACTACAAGATTTAGGAACTGTAGGATTTTTCGTAGATGGAAATATAGAGCCTTCTATGAGCTTAACTAATAGCGTCGGAGATTCCCCTTTAAAAGAAGCTTTAGAAGGTCTAATAGGTAAAGATACTAGTGATATGCTAAAGATGATTTTAGGACGTGTAGGTTTACAAGGAAGTGCTACTGGTACTAATATATTATCGTATCTTACAGGAAACCCTTTATTCCCTCAGATATGGCAAGCAACTACTTTTGAGAAATCTTATTCTGTAAATATGAAATTTTCTAGTCACGCAGGAGACCCTATTAGTGTATTTATGAATGTAATATACCCATTAATTAAATTTGCAGTATTAGCACTGCCTATAGGAGTAGGAGGATTCCAAACTTCTCCTGCAATCTTAAAGGTTTATTCTAGTGGTGCTATAAATACTGAATATGGAATGATTACTACATTTAATATTAATAGGCATATGGAAACTGCTACAGATACTGGACTTCCTACTGAAGTAGATATACAAGCTACAGTGGTAGATATGAATCCTTATTTATATAAAGAAAGACCAGGATGGTTTAAGCACACCTCTGGACTAGGAACTGGATTTAGTAACTTTATAGCCACAATGATAGGAATAAATATTACTACAATTTCTTCAGCTACTAAAAATACTTTCTCTCAAGCAATGATGGCAATAGATAAAGGAGCAGAAAAAGGTATGCTAGTAGAGAATATATCATTCGCATTTAATAACTTTATAGATGGAATGATGGCTTCTGCTGGAGGAACTTGGAGTAAATGGAATTTTAAAATGGCTTCTACTATACCTGGATGGGCAGGATTATGGGGAGGAAATGCTAATAAGCAATTCCAAGAAGGTCAATTAAATTCTAATCAATTTATAGGAAATAGATAATAATGTAGTCCGTCTTCTGTACAAAGAAGGCGGATTACCTAAACCTACCTATAAATTAAATCAATATTAAGGAGGAATAAAGATGCTATTTTTAGAAAAATACGGTTCGTATTATAATGAACTAGATAAAAGAACCATAAGAGACGAGGATTATGACGTATTAAAGAATAGATACGACATAGCAAATAAACTACCTCAAATCCATTTCACACAAGGAAATAAAGTATGGATGCCTATTCAGTATATCAAAGGGACTAAAGAGCACCCAGACTATATCCAAAGACTTTACCATAATGTATTTCAAGATATCTTTTATACTTATTTAATGGGAATTGAAGATGAGGGTAATTTACCAGTAGCTATAAAGGAGACTTTAGAAGGGTTAAAAACCGATAGAGAATTAGATTTCGCTTCTAATATAATACAATTATTTAATTTCTTATCTCAAGAATCAAAAGCTTTAATAATATCAGATTTATTTAGAGCAGAATATAAAGACTCAAAAGATGACTTTAAAGCTTATGATCATATACTAGATAATTTCACATTCACAAGAAAGGACGGTACAGTAGTATTATATGTACTAATGGACCTTAATGACACAGTAGGAGATAATACTTTTGAAAAATTCTTAAGTGAAGCTAGTGATATTTCTAATGTGAAAGCACAAGAAGTTTATGATAAATATAAAGAAAGAGAAGAAAGTACTAAAAAGGCTTTAGAAGAAGCAGCTAGTAAATCTTTTGAAGAAGATACTAAAGAAGAATACGAAAGACAATCTTTAAAAGGACATGAATTAAGATTTGATTTCGATGCTGACAATGAATCTATTCCTAATACAAGAATACCTAGAAATATAAAGGTAGTAGAATTTCTAGGATATAAAGATTTAGATGGAAATTATACTCCTCTAGAATTATCTCTAGAAGGAGAAGAAGATGATATCGAAATAGGATTACAATTAAATAATGGAGAATTACTAACTGGTCATATCACAAAAGATGGACAATTCTCTCATTTAAAGACTACTTGGGATAATTTATCTTTTGTAGAATTTGGTTATATTGTATTAGAAGAAGAGGAAGAAGAAGCTCATTTATCTAATGAAGAATTAATATATTCTCATAAGGAAGAAATTAAAGCATTCTTATTAGATATTTATAATACTACTCTTCCTTTAGGTATTATAGATACTAATCTAAAATCTGACTTCATTAAAGTATTAAGAGACGTAGCTAAAGAACTTCATGAAGAAGAAGATGATAATTATTTATCTTATGAATTAGGTCTTATAGCTGATATAGAAGATGGTCATTATTTAGATGCTATATTACTATCATCTACATATCATAGATTACTACAAATAGAAGGTAAGACTTATTCTGATGATATTTTATATAGATTACAAGATGAAAAAGAACCTGATTTAGAGTTACTTAAAGGAGAATTAATCGAAGTAGCAGAGAAAATCGAAGATAATCTTAATACATTTAGTAGTGAATCAGATGAATTTAATTCTCTACTTCCTAGCGGATATATACCTACAGGTATTAAAGGAGTATTCTTAAATACTGGAGAATATATAGACGCTAATTATCATCCTTTAAAAGTACTTAATTTAAGAAAAGATGAAGACCAGATACCAATTCATTTAAATCTTACTAAAGAAGGAGCAGATAATTTAGTTTTACTAGGTACTTTTAATCTTCTTAAAGAAAAGAATGAATATGATGATAGAGTAGCTACAGTACTGCTTAAAGGAAGTACTGAAATAGCTTATGCTATTATAGAATATAAGGAAGTACTTTTCGTAGAGGAAATTAATGCTATGGAAGAAAACCTTAATGAAATGGAAAAAGAAGTAGATACTATGGGAAAAGAAATTAGTGATCTAGAGAAAAGGATTAACGATATAGAAGAAGGAATGTCTAGTACTATAGGAGAAGCATTAGAAAATTCTAATACTGCTATAGAAGATGACTCTACTGATCCTGTAGAGGAATTACTTAACTCTGCTCCTACAGAAGAAGTACCTAATAAGATATTAGATACTATTAAACCTAAAGGAGAGGCAGTTGCAGTAGATCCTAGAAAGGTTTCTTTACCAGAGTTCCTAAATGGTAAAATAGGAGGATACGATACTCACGGTACTTATAAGATATACGAAATAGATGCTACTATTATAGATGGAAAACTACAAATTACTTCACTAGAAATCAAGGAGGATAAATAATAATATGGATATAGCTACAGAGAAAATTTTATCGCAGATAGTAAATCAATTGGGGATAGCAGATGACGTATTTCTACCTGTAAATAAAAAATTGGGAGCTATGACATTTTACGATTACATGAAAGATGATGAATTAATGGAATTACTAAATAATGAGAGACTTAGTAGATTAGTAGAGGATATGGGAATATTAGGTATAGCTATTCCTAGTCATAGTAGAAAATTTATATCTCATTATGCAGGAAGAGAAGCAGTTAAATACTTAATTAATAATTCTACTGCTAAAAATAAATTCCCTGATCTTGATGTCCAGTTAGATTCTCAGTACGCTGATAAGAAAACTACTGGATTTGAAGGATTTACTAATGAAGAGTCTAAATAATACTCAAGTAGAAGAAAGATTTAAAAGGAGTAATTATAAGCCCTATATAATAGACTCTAGTGTAAAGCCTTTTATTATTAGAAATCTTACTTTTGATAGAAGGCTTTCTATTTTAATACCAGGAACTCCTATATCTGATTCCCGTCCTCGTCACGCTAATACTGGAGACGGGATAGGATATATGTATAATCCTCATAAAGCTGCTTTGATGAAAATATTTAAAAAAGCTTGTGAACTGGCTAATTTTGATACTGACTCTATTTGTATCATATCTCCTTTATATGCAGTAATTAGAGCGTATTTTTCTATTAATAAAGTAGACCATAAATCCTTTAAAGAGGAAGAATACTTTCCTTTATTAGAAAAAGAAGAAGTATGCTCTCAGAATGAAAAGGATGTAGATAATATAGAAAAAGTACATTATGATGTGATTCAGGATTTAGAGAATATGCTCATATTTGATGATGCTTATATAGTAAAGAATAGTACGGAAAAGATAGCAGTTTTAGATCCTGAAGAAGAAAGAGTTGAAATAGAGTTCTTTTATTGCTCTAATGTACCTAAAGTATATTTAGATATATTAACCCGTAGAAAAGAATACTTTGGATACTTAATATCTCCTAGCTATAAAGCTATTAATAATATACCAGACCATAAATGGAAGAAGGTATTTTATAAAAATGTAATAGACTTTTTAAAGAATAGTAAAAGACCTGGAGATATTATGACTCGTGCTAAAGAAATCGTTAATTATGCTTATAAAACTCATCAATTAAGATGGATAGAAGATGGAAAAAATAAAGAAATTATTAAAGAGACTATCTTAAAGAATGTCAGATCTATTTATGAGCAAATTAAAGGAAAAAAATAATCCTCCTTATTATCAGGAGGATTTTAATTAATATTGAAGGATTATTTTCGGGATGAATGACATATCTTATAACTTATCTATTAATTTTAATAGGATAATACTTAAGCTAATTACAGTACTTAAGTACGATAAGAATTTTACAAATCGCTGTGGCAAACGACCGTAAATTCCTATACTAAATCCTAATAAAATTAAGACGAGCGACTTCAATATGTCATTCATTAATTAATCACCTTCTTTCTTTTTTATAAATATTTTATCGAATATATAATATATAAATGAGTATGATTAATATTTGTGAATGATAAAAAAGTTTTTTATTCCCACTCCCTTAATTGGGGGTGGGAAGTTATTTTACTGTATAATTACTTCCTAGAATAAAAACACGGCAAAACCGTTGTATATTTCGTTTATAAAGGTAGGTGAATACGTAAATGCAATTATCTCATACAGTAAGCAATACTATAATATTATTAAGGGAGAAATTATTATTCCCTAGTAATAAAAAGGAATTTTTAGAGTGTGCTAAAAAGCTTGATAATGATCCTATTAATATAGAAAAAGTCGTATCTATAAATCATGGAAATATCTACTTTACTATTACAAAATATTATGAAGATAATCCTAGTGAAATAGATAATGTACTGAAATATATAAATAAAAAATAATATTTGAAAGGAAGGTATGTAATGGACAAAGCATTTGTAAAAAGTGTATCTGATAAATTAGGATACACATTACTAGGTGAGTATGCTAAAGGTGTAGCTGAATCTAAAGGTTATATTCCTAAGACTTATCCTAGTGAAGAATTAGGTAGAATTATAGCTAATGACAAATTCGTCCCTAGTGGGGAATCTGCATTAGTAGATATTAAAAGATTTGACACTCCTGCTATATCTTGTGGAGTATTATCTAATCTAATTACTACTTGTAATAGGAAGATACAAACTTTTGCAGAAAAAGCAGAAATAGTATTAGGTCCTGGGAAATTTGACCAAAAAGAAAAGTTAATTAATGACTTCGTAAAAGAGTTACAAGAAGCTTCTACTCCTATAGCACGTGCTGAAGGAGCAGATGATGATGAATTAAAGCAGGATATTAGAATACTTTTAAGAGAAGGTAAAGAAGAATTTGAAAAAAGAGTAGAAGCTACAGAAAAAGAAAAGCAGGAAGAAGAATCTGAAGTAACTACTGATACTGAAGGAGAGCAAGTAGGACAAGATCCTACTGAAGACACAGAGGGTACTGAATCTTTTGAGGGAGCTGATGATTATGAATCTGGCGATGATGATGATTATAGCGATGATACTGGAAGTGAAGAAGATGAACCTGCCGAGGATAATGTAGATGACTCTGACGCTCCATTAGACGACGATAGCGACGATTCTTCTGATGCAGGGGATGAAATACCCGATGGAAATTTAGATGACGAGGATAGCCAATTTGACGACGATGAGGATGACTCTGATGATGACGAAGAAGATGAAGAAAAAGATCCTGCTAAATTAGGAGAATCTAAACCATTTACTTTAAGTCCGTCTGCCATAGCTGAATTAGAGATTTATAATTCTCAGAAATCGTATGCAGAAGAGCAGAAGTTCTTCCATAAAGGATTTGGAGAATTTTCTTCATTGCCTATGGGGGATTTAAAGTTATTAAAAGATAAATTAATGAAAGCTGAAGAAGATAACTTTAGAGCAATTGGGGAATCATTTGACCCTAGTCAGATGAATTCTAATGCTTTAATGGCTGCACATAAATCATTTGTAAATACTACTGCAAGTGTGCTATGCTTTCAGAGAAAGTTGAATTTACTATAACTGAAATGATATGAGAAGAATAGGATACTTACCGAATAATAAAATGAACCTATTTTCTCATTGAAGGAGGAAAAGAAGGGATGAAGGAATGATATCTATTTATCGGTAGATATTCGTTCCTCCTTATATTTTCAAAAAAAAAAAATACTCCCAAATGGCTGAACTTCATTCAGGAGTATTTAGGAGGACTAATGACACAAAATTATAGATTTTGATATTTAGAATAATAATCCGATTAATATTGGAATTACTATATCTAAGAAAAATTTAATTAATTCATTATCTCTTTCGTATCTTTTCAAATACTTGTGTAGATAGAAAAAGAATAGAATGAATATAATTTTAAATCTTTCCATATCAAAATCCTCCTTTTGTGTAAAAATCCTGAGGAGAGAAAATAGCACTTTTCTTCTCCTCAATTATATAATATATAAATATTACTAATTATATATTTTAAAGAGGAATACTGGCAGTTATTTTCCCACTCTCCATTACGGGGAGTGGGAATACCTACACTCATCTATAATTTTAGCTAACGACTTTTAAGTAACTTTACTACAGAGAAAAGAGGTAATTTAATGGAAATCACAAAAGAGTCTTTTGCTAATAAAACTAATTTTAAAAATTCTTGGATTAAATATATGAAAGCCCATTCTTCTATTACAGATGATGATAAATTAAATGAGATATTCGATAAGAATTATAAGGAAGGAGTAGTATCTTTATATAATTCTGCTAAAGGTACTACTAAAGAGATTAAATCATTACAATTATTACACGATATATTTGATAAATATATAATAGTAGAAAATGGGGTATTATTTCTTAATCATAATGAATTCACATCTCCTTTAGGAAATTCACTTAAAATAAATAAAAAGTATAGAAAATATAATAAAGGATTAATGAAAAAAGCTCAGATTAATTCTGATGTGATAGGAGAAGCTTTTTATAATCTAATGCAATCTAAAAATAAGCTAGCCTTAAATACTCTATATGGGACTATGCTTAATATATATTCTAAGTATTATAACTTCGATGTAGCCGCTGCAACTACTATAAGAGGAAGAAGTACTGTAAGTATGAATGGACTTACTATAGAAAGTGCTTTTGGAGTTTATAGACCTTATAATATAGAAGCTCATTTATTTAATATAGCTAAATTAAAAGAAAAGGATATATCTAAATATAGTGAGTATTTAAGAGTACCTAGTAATAAAGAAATTATAGACCATTTATTATTAGAATATGGAGATGATTACTATGCTATAGAAGTACTAGAAGAGGTAGTAAGTAATCTTAATGATGAAGATAAGAAGAAAGTATTTTATGCTAATAATTTTACTGAAGTATTAAAGATACCTCATTCTATAGAATTATTAACTAAATTCTTTGAGATTCAGAATAATAACTGGGATGATGTAATGAAATTACACGATGACCCTGAAAAGGCTATTAAATTTAAAAATGTACTTTATTTAGATAGTGCTAATCCTCCTGAAAGTGTCCGTGAGTTTATAGAAGAATTCATGGATATGATAGATGTACTACTTGCTGGATTTTATTGGTATGAGGGAGATATAGATTCTCATGGAAATGACTTCCCTTCTACACAAGATATATTTAAATCTATACAAAGACAGAAGATAATGGTTACAGATACAGACTCTCTAATACTATTACTAGTAAATAGTATGACTAAGATAGTATCTGCTATACCTGATTTTGATAAGATTACTAATAATATGACAGATTTCTTTAGAAGTTTTATATTAGGTAGTATTATTATAGGAGCTGTAGATAAGATAATTAAAAAAGGACTTGCTAGATATACTAAGCAGTCTTTAATACCTAAAGAATTTAGAGATGTAATTAGCTATAAGCAGGAATACGTATTCAGGACTTTACAAGTAACTAAAGGTGCAAAGAATTACTTAGGTATAATAGCTATACAAGAAGGAATATTACTTCCTAAGGAAAAAGATGATATAAAAGGATTATCTTTAAAGAAAAGTAATTTTAATAAGAAATTATCTAGTGTAGCTAAGAATATATCTATTGATATGATAGCTAAAAATGAGAAGATAGATATTAGAGATATATTACATCAAATAGATAAATCTAGAGAAGAAATTAGAGCTTTATATAAGTCTGCTAAAAATATAGAATTATTTACAGTAGCTAAATTAAAAGTACATTTCGGAGGAATTACAGAGGGAGATTATAGAATTAAAGCTTGTAGATTATATGAAGCTTTATATGATATTCCTATAAATATACCAGGGTCTTTTTTAATTACTAATCTTAAATTAGATGAAGAAGATATTAAAGAAAGATTTCCTGAAAAGTATGAAAGATTATTAAAAGAAGCTCATAGAAGATTAATCTTTTATAATACTAATTCATTAAGAAATAAATGGGAAGCTTTATATCCTGAAAAGCCTATAGATATAGAATATAATGAAGTAATAGAAAATATAGAAAATGCTAAAGATTTAGATGAAATTAAATATATAATTAAAGAAGCTAAAAAGAAAGGTATAGTACCTGAAATAATAGATAAATTTACTGCTAAGAAATCCACTATAGATATGATTGATAAAATAGCTATTCCTTTAGATAGTGAGTCTGTAGATGACTTTATTACTGAGTATATAGATAGTGATGATTTAACTAAATTTGAAAATCTTACTGCTGTAATAATACAAGGTATAGGACTTACTGTAGTAAGAAATAATAAAAAGCATCAAATACTTACTAATACAGTATCTTATTATTAAATAGAAAGGGAGTATAATAATGTATGGGAGAAAAAGACCTAAGATAAAAGAGTATTTTGAAATACATATAGGAAGAAGAAATATAATGGTTTATTATGACGAGAAAGGATATTTAAGAGATAGAAGGAGGAATAAACTAGTGGACGATAGAAAATTATTTCCTAATAGTAAGAAACCTTTTACTTTACCAGAAATAAAAGAGATTATCTTACGTAGAACTTCAGGAGTCAAATGGGACGATATAGGGATTTCTCTAGGTAGATGTCCTAGTAGTTTAATACCTGTATATTCTAGATGGAAGAAAGAAGGATATGTAGATTTATATAGAAGGAAAAGTACTAAATTAGAATAATTATATATTATTATAGTAAGACTAAAAGTCAATTTAAAAATTAAGGAGATGATGTAAATTATGATTGTAGAATCTATCGAAAGAGAAAGAAAAGTATTTAAAAATTGGACCTTGAATTTTCAAGTTCCAGCTAGTTTTATAAAGGGGGAATTAGAGGAGAATTTTATTTTTGGTCAAAATTCTAATTTTAAGGAGGGTAGTGATGAATTTAAAGGAAATGGAAAAGATACTAATAGACAATAATAACCACAAGTACAATGAAATAATGTGTGACTTTTACTTTAATAAAGAGCATTATGAAAGTCAAATTACATATGCTTATTTTAATTCGTGCTTAGATGGTATACTTACTAAATATGAAGTAGATTATAGCGAAGAAGAAATGCTTACTAAACCTATGACTACTAAAAATTATAAAGATTTTATGAATCATTTAGTAAGAAAATTTTATTATGACGGGGTATCATTATCTAAATCGGGGGATATAATTATGGAGATATGTACTCTATTTAATAAGATGATTAATTTATTTGATCAGGGAGCTCGTATTAGTCATGACATATCTTTAATAGAATTATCTATGGCTATAGAAAAAGATCCTGTATTAGAGGATTTATTCTTTAATGAGCACGCTAATCCTGATATGACTCCTGAAGAAATTAGAGATTTAAAAGATGACATAGAAGCTAGAATTAAAGCTTTAGATATACCTGGTATAAGTGACTTATTAAAATCAGGTGCTGGTATTAAACCAGACCAGCTCATCAATATGTTTTTTGGATTATTCATGAGAGTAAAAGCTAGTGAATCTTTATCTGAGATATATCCTAAATTCGTACCAGAAAGATGGGTAGATGGACTGCGAAGTAGGGATAGTCACTTTATAGAAACTAGTATCCAAAGGTTAGCTGCTATACTAAACTCTCAGACAATGAAAAAAGCTGGAGTACATAATAAGGTAACTTCTATACTTGCTCAAGATACTGAAATAGTAGAAGAAGATTGTGGTAGTATTAATTATGTAAAATATAAAGTAGATGACCAAAAGGATTTAAATTCACTAGAATTTAAATATAGATTAGAAGACGGTAAATTAGTAGAAACTAAGACTACTGACACTCATTTAATAGGTACAGAAGTATTAGTAAGAAGTCCACTTAAATGTGCTTGTAAAGAAGGAATATGTGCTACTTGCTTTGGTGCTAATGCACATTGGAATCTTACTAATGATGATTATAGATTTGATGTAGGATTCGTAGCTGCAAGAAAGCTTAATGCTAGTGAATCCCAAAGAGTATTATCAGTAAAGCATACTTCTACTCCTAAATTAGTAGATGTCAAATTTACTATACTAGATCTAGAGACTGGGGAATATGTAGTAGACGAAGAAAGCTATGCTCCTGAATTCTTTGATAGAAAATGGAATAGACTTATATTTAAAGAGGGAGATATAATTTCTTTTGAGTATGAGGATATAGTAAAGACTACCAAAAGAAAGAAAGCTCGTAGAAGTTCTGGTAATAATAGAAAGAATATAATAGCATTCTTAGATACCGAGTTCGGAGATTGGGATACTATTAGGATAGAAAAATTATTACTTAATAGAAATGGTAGAGAATATATACTTACTTGTAATTCAGCCTTTAAATGTAATGGATACGAAAGAAATAGTACTAATGACTGGGATTACGGAGATGTAATAGTACCTGACTTGAAAACTCATGAAATTAGTTATGTAATTAGAAATAATGAGCAAGTACTTAATTTCAATAAATTAAGAGATGCTTATAAATTATCTACTG